ATAGCACCTTGCTTATCTAGTTGCTTTAAGATCTCATCAAAATCTCCTAATGCACCTGAACCAGGAGCAGCAGCACCAGCAAAACCAGAGTATACATTACCTCTTGCTTCGATAGCAGCAAATAAACCTTCAGAACCTTTGATGTTTTGAGCAGCACCACCTGGTCCAAAATTAGCACCAAAAGCTACTGTGTTAGCTTGAAGTTCACCTTCAACCATAGCCATTTCTAAGTAATCTTCAAATCTTAATCTTGTTTCAGACTCAGACTTTAGATACCATAAATAACCAGATGTTCCGTCTTCAGTAGCAACTTCGATCCAACCTATTTGAGCGGTATCAGATCCACTTAATTCATAGTTATCTTTTAAGATAATTGGTGAATTAAAGTATCTTGTGAAACCTGGCTCAATAGCTCCAGCCATTCCGTTACTTCCTTTTGGAAATTCAGATCCATATACGAATACACTACAAGTACCTCCAGTAATAGCGGCAGGTGCACCAGCAGCATTTGTTTCGTATAAAATACAATCAATTGTATAACCGTTAGTAGTTACACCAGAAGTTCTATCAGTTACTAAAGCTTTAGCAGAAGATAAACCTGTAGCGTTATCAGTAATTAAGATAGTGTTACCATCTCTAATTGCTGAAGTAGCTGGGTTATCTGCACCAGGCGTAATAGTAATTGTAATACTTGAACCAGCGTTAGCTGCTACAGCACAATTATCATATGCAATGTGTAATCTATTTTGTTCAGACCAAATTACTTGATCCGATGTCATTGGCATTTCAGCGCCAACCATTCGTAGGAAACCAGCTAATGTTCTGTTTCCATATCTTTCTACCTCTTGCTCATATAGCTCAGGTAGATATTGTTGTGCCCATGTATCAAAGTTTGCGTCAGCAAAATCAATATAGTTATCTTGTACGGTAACTTGATTTGGCATTGGCGTAATTGATGCAGGGAACGAACCTCCTGTTGTAAAACTCATGTTTTATTTTTTTTATTATGATTTTTTCTTAATTTTCAACCTAGAACTATCAACTCCAGTAATTGCTCTTACTTTCCAGCCATTAGGCATAGTAGCTTCAGAAGCCACTGGTTTTACCTCGTTATTAATGTTTTTAGATTTTGCTATAACATCTCTAGTTGCATCGGCTTTGCCTTGCTCGTAAAAGTGCTGCGCTAATCTATCTGCATTTCTAGCTGCGTAAATAGCTTTATGATAATCTTCCATATTGGTTATGTTTCCTTCTTTGTCAGTAAATTTACTAATAAATTTAGAAACATCCGTTTGTGAGTTTATCATTTCTTGTGGGTTTGAAACACTATATCTAAAAGCTTTTTCTCCAACATTAAATTCAAAACCTTTGAATTGTTCTTGAAAAAAACTTTTTGTATTGTTTACAAACTCATTTCTTTTTTCTGTTATTTGTTGTTGTTCTTGGTTGTATCGTTGGAAAAAGTCCATAGCTTTTTTCTGCTCATTAGTAACAGATGGCCTCAACTTGATTTCATCATAATATTTACTTTTCATTTGCTCTAAAAAGTTCTTGGCTTTCGCAACTTCTTCTTTGTATGCAAGCTTTTGCTTACGTACAAATCTTTCTTCGTCCGCTTCTTCATCAAAAGCAAAGTTATCTTCCATAACAAAAGTAACTTCTTCATCTGTAAGATGCGGTCTAGTCTTTTTATAATATTCTCTAACAAGTAGTTTATCGTCATACTTGTTATAATCTTTATTTAAAGTAACATAATCTTCTACAGTTCCACCTGTATCTTTCATGAATGTTACTAGCTTTTCTACGTTTTCAGGTAATTCAACACCTGTAACTCTTTCATCTCTTATAGCTTCTTGAGCTTTTTTCTCTAACTCTTTAGCTTCTTCTTTTACTGGCTTTTCATTTATTACCTCGAGTTCTTTGTTCTCATCTTTGTTTTCGACCTTTTTGGTAATTTCTTCAAGTCTTGGCTCGGATGTTCTCTCCTCCACTTTTTCCACATCTTTGGTTTGTTTATTCTCATCCACGACTCCTGTGCTTTGCTTTGGAACGGCATCTTCTTTTATTTCTAGTTTAGTTACTTTTTTTTCCTGTGTTAACTTTTTAGGTCTACCAGGTTTTCTTTTCATTGTGAGAGGTTGTTTTGAATCCACCTCTGCCTCTGTTTTTACTTTTGACATAATATAATATAATATAAGTTATTAAATATTTAAATCTTGATTTTGTTCAAAATTTATGGGTAATAAGTTGTTTTGTTTTTGATCAGCAATAGCACTTTGCTGAGTACCTACTATCTTAGTTCTTTTATCTTTTCTATTTTCAATTTCCAGTTCGCGAGAAGCTTCTGTATTTACTTTCTGTTGACCTAACTGCATGTTGTAGTTAAATTCTAATTCCATTAACTCACGTTTTATTTGAGCCTCTGTTCTCATTCTTTCTATCTCAAATTGAGATTTACCTTTTTCAAACTTAAGTTTAGTATCTAGTTGAGCTTCTGATTTTTGTACTTCTGCAAGAGCGGAAGCTTCACTTGCTTGAGCGTTAGCTTGTCCTTGAGCTTGAATATTAGCTAAGTTAGCAGCTTGCGCAGCTTCTGCAGCTTTCTTACGTTTTAGCTTAATCATTTGATTAGCTAGCTTTAAGTTTCTAACTTGCCTAATATCTATAGCATCTTCTAAATTTATACTACCGCTAGACAATGCTGCTTGAATGTTCTGCTCTAATTGCTCTTTTTCTTTTTCATCTGGAACTAAGTCAAAGTAAATGCCAAAATCATACAGGTGTATAGTTGACAAATCCTCTAATTGACCAACGTTCCATGTTGAAATGCTATTTTTTAAAGCTTCTTTTGTTAAATCAAATTCAATACTATCAGAAGTTCTAAGCACTATGTTTTCACAAGTTTTAACAGTTAAATACAAATAAGCATTTAATATATGTTTTGTTGCTGTATTAGAATTAGCAGCTGCAAGTTTTTGTAAACCTACTAAAGAATCTGAGTTTGGCATACTACCATCTCTAGCTTCATTAAGTCCGGTTACGTCTCTTATCATTTGTAAATAATACTGATATGTAGATATTAAAGAATTTATTTTTTGACCACCATCACTTTTAACTAATTCTTGTATTGGTATTCTACCTGGATTAGGATCACCTTCAGTTGTCATTGATCTACCTAATATACTACCAGTTTGAAAATACATATTCAAAGCTTCTTTAGCATTATACGTAGTACCGTTTCCTAAGTCTACCTCAGCTAAACCATCAACATCTAAATAAACACCATCAGGTATTACTTTAGATATTACTTGCTGTATTTTTAAATGAGTTAACTGTATCATATCTGCAAAACCAGTCATACGACTTACAAGGCTTTCTATTCTGCCACCATACATTTTAGGGCAACAGATATTATAATTCATATTTACTTTAACTAAGTTAGATTTTGGCCTTGTCATATTTTCAGCCATTTTCCACTCTAACATCATATCGTAACCTAAAACTTTAGCGCCACTATAAAGTACTTCAATTGACCTACTAACTCTATCAAAGTTTTCATTTTCATTTGGATCAAAAGTATCTGGTTTTTCTAAAGCTTTTTCTAAACCTGTGGTAGTTCTTTTTATTTTAAAAACCTGCTCACTAAAAGTCTTGTATTCAAAATAAAGTATATAAATATAATTACCATCTCTTTTGCCATTTCTGTTATATAAGAAGTTTCCATTACCTTGATAGTCTTGTAGCTTTTTAAGTTCTTCACCTGTTAAGTTAGGAAATTGTTTCTTACAGTCTGCTAAAGATAATGCTTTTACTTCGCCTACATACCATAGGTCTTCAAAATTTGGATCTTCACTATATGAATAAACTAACTTAGAAGGGTCTACATAATCAACTTTAACACCTTCAGCTTTGTTCCAAGTTGTTTTAACAGCTCCAATACCTAGTATTACTAAATCTTCTATTACACGTTTTTTCTTTAAGTTATATCTATTAAACTCTAAAGTATTGTTAATAGCTTCTTCACAAGCTATTTCACTTGCTTGCTTATAGCTTAACTGCATATGAAGATCAAGCTCTTCTTTATTTTCTGGTAATTCTTCTGGCTTGTTAGTATTGAATAAATCCATACTCAACACGCTTTGTATTTGTGCTAAAAATTCTTTTGCTTGCATATCTCTCAATATGTCTTCTGCGTATTTAGATCTAATACGTCTTGATTCTGGATCTTGTGCAAAAGCTTTAATATCATAAAGCTTATCATCCATACCGTTAACTACTATGTCTACAAACTTAGGTATAATAGGAACAGGTTTCCAGTCTAAATTTAAATAACTTAAGTCACCGTTAATAGCTAGTTCATCTTTGTATTTTTGAACTGGTTGTTCTGCTCTAGCATATAATCTACGTAGCCTAAAATTATTGTAATTGCTATTAAACCTGTTTTCAACTCCAGATCTAGTTCCACTAAACCAATCACCTTCAATAGCCATACCAACTTGGCGGCCATAGTCCATGCTTTGTTTAGCTTCATCAGGTACTACCTGATCTGGAAAAGAACTATAAGTGTTTGTAATTTTCGTCATTTATTATATTATTTGTGAAAAGGATCCTTTATTATTATATCTACGTATTCCTAAGTTAATGTTTTGTTGAACTCTAGTAGGAACTGGTCTATATTTGTTTTTATTACAAGCCATAATGGCTAATCCTGAACTAATAGAAGCATCATATTTAGTTCTATTATTAATATTAAACCTACTCCAGTCATCTAAAGTTTTTTGAAAATACATATCACCTACTTTGTTTTCAAGTTGGCCTACGTAATTTTCAATATAATATTCAATAGCAGCAGCGTGTGCTTGCTTAATGTCTTCGCTTGAGTTAGGTATACCACCTATTTCTCTTTCAGCTACAGATAATTTGTTGTATATTTTATCAGGACGATTCATACTAAAACCTCTATAACCTCTACGTTTTAAATAATATAATAATCTTGGTTTATTGTTTTCAGCAAGTATTGGCATACTGTAAAATGCTAAGGCCATTAATACATCTTCAAAAAATATTTCAGCTGTCTGAGGTCTAGCTATATACTCTAAGAAAAAATGATTAGGTGGTGCGTCTTCCATAGAAAACTTTGTTAATCCATGAAGTGCTCCTTTAGAGCCGCGACCATCAACAGTACCGCTAATGTCGTAAGAATCACAGCCGAAAGCTCCAATATGTTCGTTACCTGGATATTTAGTTCCATTTTTTGTTATTATATTATTTTGCAGCTTTAATGGTGGAACCCATGAAACTAAAAACCTACCGTTTTTGTTTGGGTAAAATTCTACTTGAGAATCTTTAACTCCATCTAACCATTGAAAACTACCTTGTGCTACAGAAGATATATTATTTAGTTCTTCGTTAATATCTATTTGTTGATATATTTTAGTTAAATTAAACAAACTATCTTTAGTTTCATCTCTAAATGCGTGAGCTTCAGTTCTTGGAAATTGTCTGTAGTACTCGTTTAAAGCATCTTGATCAGATTTTAATCCATCAACTTCGTTGTTCCAGTGTTGTATAACTCCTGTTGTAATATATCCACCATCAATTGTTTTGACTGGATCTTTTGGGTTTGTAAAGATAGGTAGTCCGAAAGAATCCATGAATCCTTCGTAGTTCCACTCCATAGGTATGAACAAGCTATAGAGCCCAGAAGTTGTTTGTCCGTTTTTATTTCTTTTTGTAACGTCTGAATTGTAGTATAGTTTTTTAAAGTTGTCTCCACCTTTGTCTAAAGCGTTTGAAGTTGAGCCCATCATACATTTACCGACGATTCTAGAACCAAGTCTTAATGTAGTTTTTGTAACTCTCCAGTTGTTTAATATATTATCAGGTCTTTCCCATTTACCACTTTCGTCATGAGCTAGTATTTTTAGCTTTTCACCATCATAAGAGTTGTCACCTGTGTTTTTCCAGTCAATAGTTGTATCAAGTCCGTCTAGTTCTTTAAGCTGTTCATTGCTTTCCATCTTTCTTCTAGTAAGCTTGGATGCTGGAACCCTATATGCCAACTCAGTCTTTGGCCGATCCATACCGTCTTGAATTGGTTTGAAGAAAAATGGATAGTTAACAGATATTGGTACAACCTTATCCGTAAACATTTTTTTAGCATCAGCACCTGACTTAGAGAGTATACCAAATCTACAGTCTGAGGATATTGTGGCTTGATTAACAAGTTCTGAGCTTGCCATAAAGCTAAATCCAGATCGTCTGTTTTTAAGGTAACAAATTCCGTAACACCTATGGTCTGCTTTACAGGCTTCCCAAAATATAAAGAATAATCTATTTGACTCTCTGTATTCTGGCGCTCCAATGTCAATTTTTGACCATTGCAAGTACATGTAATGAGTACCAGTAATGTAAGTATCAATACCATTATTACAAAACCAAAATCCTTTTTCTCGTCTAGTAAATTCATTATCAATATAATCGTACCATTTTTCTTTAAAATCTAAAGAGTATTCTTCCCAGTCAAATCTTGTTTTAATTCGTTGTAGCTCTTTTGGGTATTCAAATTTTGCCCATCGTTGCTCCTCTTTTTTTTCGCTTCGTTTAAACGGTTCACTTGCTGCTGGTAGAGCAATGCGGAGACCTTGTATTTCAATGATTGTTCCAATTTTACCTGTTTTACTTATTACTACAAAATCATACTCCACATTATAACCATACTCCCACTTTTTAAATCTATTGTTTTTAGCTAATATCTTGGGGTTAATAACATCTTTTATTTCTTTACAAAGAGTTTGTTCGTAAATCACTTGCTTCTCCCTTCTGCAAAACCTTTAAATGACTTTACTTCTTTTGTTTTATCTTCGCCATTTAATGCAGCTTCTTCTTCTTCAATACGTTGTAGTATTTCAAACGCGTCCATAATACAAAGCTTTTTAGTTGCTGCAGCATTCTTTAATCTATCAGCGCTTATGTCTTCACCTGTATCTACTATAGGCTCTTTAGCAACTTTAATTAACTCATTAACTGCTTTTTGTCCAGCTTGGATTATATTCTTTCTCGTCTCCTTTGTTTTCATGAGTTAAAGCTATATTATTTGATTTCATACAATAAAGTCGTTCATCACCTATAATAAACTCAAACTCTGAGTTAGGTGTAAACGTTACAAGTGTTCCAGGTGTTATTCCTACGTCTTCTAAGGAACTATTGCTATATCTAACTATACCAACGTTAGGTTTCTCTTTTAGTGTGTTAAAACTATCTGTATCATGTACTGGTGAAATAAAGCAATAGTCATTAAAAGCCTTACCATTATACATGTATATCTGGTTAGGTGCACAAAAATATAAGTCGTCTTTAAAATAAGTTGCGCTATTACGTTCTTTACCTTTTTGATCGTACCATCTTCTAAACAAGTTATGATGTACATATAACTTATCTCCAACTTTAATAGGTGAGCTATAAGCAGCTGGTATAGAAACAACAACTGCTTCTTTGCTCACGAATAGGTGGTTTTCTATAGTGGTATTAATAATAAGTGTTTTATCACCTACTTTTCTTATATTGTCATATCTTGATTTAAGAGGTTTGACAATAAAGCTATATAAGCTTTTCATTAATATTTAAGATCGTATTCAACAGATATAGCCATATTATTATTAAACTTTTTCCAAGGAAGTACTTCGCTAGATTTAGTTATAAAAATATTATATGAATTGTCTTTATCGTCAAACAAAATATTAGATATTGTATGACCACCATAAACTTCTTGATCTAAAGAATAATGCATAGCATCATTTTTATAATCAGAACCTATACTAATCTTCCTTATTACTGACATCTTCTTCGTTTCTTGTCCAATCACCAGTTTGAAGATCAATATTTATATGACCATACTTATCTTGTAATTCTTTTTTAGTACCATCTACTGTAACATTAGCATCAGCTAATTCATGAAGTAGTGCATGTTTTTTAGATTCAAGATAACCTAACTCCATTAGTATAGAATTGACTTTATTTTGTTGTTGTTGAATTTTATCTAGTTCTGCTTTGGTAACTTTACCACGCATTCTATTCTTTATATTTGACATTTGATTTAATTTAATTGTTTGTTTTTGTTTTAGTATATTGCTACTAAATTGGAACCTGATACAACACCTTTTGCTAACATAGGTGCTTTGTCTCCTACAACTGTTCCTGGTTGTACTTTTGGAAATACTACGTTTGTACCTGCTTCTGTTATTATTTCAACACTTTGTTCTGCATTACCATTATATATTACAGCTCCTCTATCATTAGTAGCTAAACCTGGTAAAGTTAAACCATCTGCTAAAACAGTAAGTTTAGCACCTGTCCCACCACTAGTTGCTGCATCAAGTGTGATTAAATTATTTACATCATAGCCACTACCTGCTGTTATAATTTCTACAGCTTGTAATGTTCCAGCTGCTGACACTTCAGTTATGTTAACTTGAATACCTGTTCCACCACTAGGGGTAGTTGCACCTGACTGGCCAAGCGTATCGCCTACATCTGATTGATCATAACCAGATCCGACTACACTTATACTAACAGCTTCTATTGCTGGTATTCTTATATTTATTGCCCCAGCTATAACTGCCGCAGCGTCGTGGCCAAACACTCTTGGTTGAGCCATCATATTTCCTTCTAAACCTCTCATGTTTATTTATTTATTTTTGTTATTTTTTCAGCACCACGACTTCCGAAGTATGCTACGTAAACTGTTACCAGCAATGTTTTTAATAAGTTTATCCATGACTCATCTACATCAAATTGTAAATGAAATGAATCTACAGCCATCATAAATACAGCTGATGTAGTTAAAAATATTAAAGCTAACGGTCTAGTGTTTTTACTTAACCAAGAATCTGATTTCATATCAGATCTCCATCTGCTAGATACTTCTTTCATTTCAGCTATATCTTGTTCTATAAGCTTCATAGCCTGCTCTTTATCTACTTCATCAATCTTACTATCACTTGATATAAGATTTTTTACTACACCAAGAGTTCCTTGATTAGGTAATACGTCGCCTAACGCTTGTAAAACTTTAGGAGCTTTACTAGCTAAAAATGCTCCTACTTTAGTTTCTTTAAATGTTTTCTTTTCCATTTAAATATCGAATTTTTGATTATTTAATTCTGCTATTTTCTTTTGAAGCTCTGCTTCTTTTCTATTAATTTCATTAGTGTGAGCACCTTTAATTCTTCCATCTTCGTCTCTATATTCAGCGTTTAATTTATCTATTGCTTCTTGCTTTTTTAACTTTTGAGTATTAGTTCCTGTAAATATATCTGGAAATGCCTCTTGAGCTTTAGCTAACTCTGTTGAAGTTAGTTCATAATTACGCTTCTTTTGTTTAGTGTTTTCTCCAGTAATAGCTTTTCTAAGATCACTATATTGTCCACTAGAACCTTTCATACCTGCTTTTGCAGCTGCTTCTTTTTGTTCTTCAAGTAATTGCGCAAGTGTGACGTCACCAGAGGCGACTGGGTCACTAGTTCCTGTTTTTGGCTTGTCATAAACAAACTTCATGTTATCCATAGCTGCCGCAGTTGATCCATATTCTTTTACTAAAGCTTTAAAGTCTTGACCTGGTTTTAATGTTATACTACCACTACCGTATTCAATCTTTGGTAAATCACCACCTTTAGTAAAAAGATCATCATAGTAATTATAGCTTGCCATTTTATCTTTATACTCTTTTTCAACTTTGCTAAGCTGATTTCTAAATTTTGCGTTGTATTGCTCAGCGCTCATGCCAGAAGGTTTGTTTTTAAAACTTGAAGATTGTTGTATAGAGTCAACGCTTCCACTTGCACCTTTAGTGAGTCCTTGCCAATTTATCCTGCCTTGATCATCTCTTTTAATATCTATAGTACCTTGCCCATCACTATTACGCCTATGAATTAACTTCCCTGTTTCAGGAGAAAAATAAACCGTATCTCCTGCATAAGGTGTTCCAGAAGGTGTTGGATCTCCTTCATTTAAAGCAAAAGGTGTAAACTTTTTAATCATAGTTGGTCCAAAGTTTTCATTCATTGAAACTTTACTTTTATCACGTTTTCTCCCAAATTTATGTCTAGAACCAATTTTTTGAAAAGCAAGTGGTGTATCATCTTTCATATTAGGTGGTCCATCTAACTTATTAGGATTAGGCCTCATATCTTTTTCTTCTAAATTGTCACCAGCTTTATAAGCATCTTTTTCCCAAGGTAAAGACTTATCACTTTCATTAAAGTTTTTTCTGTCAACTTTTTTAACACCTTTGCCATCTAAATTGTGGTAAACAGCATTATCATCATAAGCTAGTTTACCATCCATCATATCTTTTAAATGGTGATCCTCGTGAGACTCCGCTTCTTTTCTAAGTTTAGAATTTAAAGGAATATTTTTATTAACGATCATAGTGCCGTTATCATTAGCTTTAGCAACTAAACCATTATCATCGCCAACATTATCAGGTGTAAACGGAACTTCATACCTTGCAACGGGATCTATACCGTAAGGTGCTTTTAATTTAAACTTTGCCATATTAACATCTCCAACGTTTTCTAGCTGCTTTACCTCTCTCACCAGTCCAACTTTTTGATCTAGCACAAAAAGATTTTCTTCTAGCAGCATCTTTACTTCCAGGTTTTACATTCTTCTTCGTCACAGGAGCAGAAAGTGTGCTACCTGGATTTTGTTTTTTATATTTAGCTCTACCTGCCGCTGTCATACCAGCACCCTCTTTAACAGACAAAAAGTTTCTACCTTTACCTTTTGTAGTTTTACGTAGAGAAGGTCCACTTGACTTTCTACAACTACCTTTCTGTCCAGCGCTAGTGCCAGGAACTCTTTCATAACCTTTCCAACAAGATAAACCGCCTACCATTTTTTCTTCTTGCTAGGAACTTCAACTTCTTTAACTATAACGGTTGTTTTAGGTTTTCTATTTTTTAGTTCCTCTAATTGTTTATTTAGCTCTTCTAACTTTCCATCTGCCTCAGTTCCGTCTTTTACTAAAGTAGAAGTAATTTTAACTTCTTCTTTTAATATATCTTGAGTTGCTTCTAATACTTCAACTTGATCTTTTAGTTGTATTATCATCTTCTCATTCCAAGTTTCTTTTAGCTCATATTCTAAACGAGTAACTTCTATAGGTGGTAATTTTCTAGCTTCTTCAATATCTGCTTGCAACGTGTAATACATACCTACAAAAGAGGCTGTAACCATTATTATTGCTACTACAGTTTTTAAGTCAAGTTGTATATTTGTGTTCTCAGATATTTTTGTACTCATTGGTTGCATCAAATGACGGGCATGCTTTATTAGCAAACTCGTTGTGTGAATATATAGTTGCTTCAGGGTACATAGCTTTTAATGTTCTAATAACAGCTAGTAGTCCTTCTTTTTGTTTTTCGTTTCTAGTATCTTTCGGGGTCTTGCCATCCTCTTCAACACCACCACAATAACATATACCGATAGAATTACGATTATGCCCTGAGCAATGAGCCCCGATTTTAGCTATGTCTCTACCTTTTTTAATATTTCCATTTATATCGATGTAGAAATGATAGCCTATGTCTGACCAGCCACGACCTTCAACGTGCCACTTTCTTATAGTGTCAACACTTATATCTTGGCCTTCTCTTGTAGCTGAGCAGTGAATAATTATTTCTTTAATACCTCTCATTTGTTTTTTAATAAATACCACTTGTGAGCAGTATAACCTAGTGTAGTTAGTAATAATAGTATAGATAATACAGGTTCTAGCCATCCTAGACTAACAACCGTAGCTGATGTTATATTTAAACAATATAACTTTAAATCTTCTATTCCCATTTTTTTATTTGTTTGCATTAAGCACTGCGTTGCCTTTATACTCAATATTGTCAATCTTTTTTAACGTTGGCATTATTGTAGAATTATTAGAAACCATTGTTCTTGTTCCTAGTGGTTTTTGTCCACACTTTAGTTTCTTACCTGCAGGCTGTTGATTCATATATTTCATGTTTTTATTTTAACGTGTTATTATTATAATTACATTATTTATTAATGTTTTACGATCTTTTTTTTCTAGCATCGTATTTTAAATCACCAGCTAGCTTTGATATATGCTTTTCATCATCTAGCATTTGTCTATTACTACCGCCGTGGGTATTATCATACTTAACATCTCTTTTTAAATAACTCATATGAGCTGCATCATCTCTCTCTGTAGCTTTTAAATTACCTTTAGTAACTTTAGTTTTTAAATGATCATTTTCAAAAGCTTTAAAAGCACTTCTCATACTTGGCCCGTCGCCATACATACCTGGAGCAGCTTCTATTTTAGCTTTTAAATGCTCAGGTAATCTATCTTGATTACCAACTAAAGCTTTGCTTGGTCCATCGTACATTGGTGGCGCATCTTCTGTTTTATCTTCTTTTTTCTTAAGACTATCTCCTAAACTTTCCATGCCTTCTTGCATTTTTCTACCGCCTTTTGCTATCTCTTCACTAGAAGTATCTATAGCTCTGCTAGGATTAGAATAAGCAGCAAAAGATCCTTGCTGTTGAGGTTGAGGAAATATTGGCGCTTGAGGCGTTGTAGTAGCTACTTGCTGTTGAGGTTGAGGTTGTGGATTAGGCATACCTTGTCCACTAGCTATATCGTTAAACTGTGCATTTCTTTGAAAAGTAGTTGCTGGTACCTTGTTCATTGGTTGAGCAATATTAGGGTCATTAGTAAGTATATTACTTTCTACAGGTCTACCCGCTCTATTTTTTATTTGTTCTGGCTCTGCCATATTTTGGTTTGGCTGTATCATCGGAAAGCCAGATCCTTTACTATTTACTTGTTTCATATTTAATCCTTTTGATTTTTTATATTCTTCCATTTCTTTTTCACTAGCTTTCATTCTGTCAATCATGCCTTTTGTTTCATCATCAGCAAAATTATAGGTAACATAATCAAAAGCGTCTTTAGTGCTAGCGCCTGCTCCCATTAAAACTCTATGTGCTTTTCTTTCGTTAGGGCTAAAGCCTGTGTAATTAAATTTTGTATTTTTTAATGTTTTTTTAGTTTCATTAGGCCTAAAGTAATTATCTAAATCAAAATTTGAATAATCATCTTGGACAAAACTACCAGTATTACCAATATTAACTTCAGCGCCTGGACTAATATCTGCTTTTTTAGATTTGTTTTCTATTTTTGTAGGAATATCAAACTTTAAATTCCTATAATCTTCAGGATTAAATCCAGCTTTTTTAGCTGTTTTTCTAAAATCTTTTTCATCTTTCAACAAGTTAAACATATCTTTTGCTTTGCCTCTATCTTCAGCTGTAATATCTTTAGTACTTGCATTTTTTAATCCTCTTGCTTGACGTAGCTTTTTATTAAACTCTTTTTCTTCAGCTCTACGATCTTGCCTTAAACTTTTTCTAGTTATGTCTGCAGGTTTTTCTTCTGACTTATCAATATTGTCAAGAAGTTTTCCATTAATTTTATTTTCAGAATCTGTATCATTTGCTTTTGTAGGATCTTCTGTAGTTTCACCATCAGCAGTTTTATTAAATATAGAATTTATATCCGGCATTTTAAAATCTGTTGGATTATAATTTCTAGTAGCTCTTTTAGGATCTCTAAAGCTTGCAAATGGACTTTCTTTTTTATATGGCATTTGTTCTTGTTTTATCTCTGTTAACGAAAGATATAGCCTTAGCTGTAACTTTCCAAGAGTATTTATTATTACTCTCTAATAATTTAGTGGGCATATCTTCTTCACCTAGCATGATACGGTACATACGACTGATTAGTTGTTTACACTTATAGGAAACTTTATATATATGATATTTTTGGGTAGTGCGATTTCTTTCTCTCCACACGACTATCCACCCTTGTTTCAATAATCTGTTCCAGCGTCTATTATCCCAACTATATGAGTACGTACCTTTTTTAAAATCATCCTTGGTAAAGTGTTCTATTGCATCTAAGTATACTAATAGTTCTAAATCTGCATCAGTTAGACCACTTGTCTTACACGCCCACTTTCTAATAATTCTATAATGTTTTAGTAAGTTTAATTCTTTTAAATCTTTAGAAGTTAATCTTCTCACTATTTACCTCTCTTTGCTTTTCTATTAGACTTTTTAGCTGATCTTTTATTTTTTCTAATAGATTTTTTATCTGCTTTTTTATCTTTTCTAGCAGATTTTTTAGCTTGTCTTTTGTCTTTGCCTTTTAGTCCAGATGCTTTTATAGCTTTCTTTTTGTTTTTAAACTCATCTTTAGCTGCTGCTTTAGCCTCTTTTTTAGCATCTCTTATTTGGCCTTTATTTTCCCTAGACTCTTGTCTTCTCTCTTTACCAGTCATATCATCGCTATACTCATTTTCAAAGCTGCCTGCTATGTTTTCACCTTGACTAAGACCTTCTCTTTCTGCTTCTGCTGCTGCTGCTTCTTCTTCTGCTGCTGCTGCTTCTTCTTCTTTAGCTTTAGCTTCAGCTGCTTCTTCTTTTGCTTGCTTTCGCATTTCAAAGTAATCATCCACTTCTTCTCTTGAATAGTCAACATCGTTAGGTACTTCATCCTTAGGCCCTAAACTAGTTTTAGCAGCATTAGAAGTGTCTTCATCTAAATCTTCAGGTGAAGGAGGTTCTTCTGTATTATCTTCCCCAGCCACTACTACAGCAAAAGGTGCTTTCATTGCGATTCCTTTTCTAAATGTCTGGGCAAATGACCCGCCTTTAAACTTTTTACCTTTTCGTAGTCTACTCATATTACAAAACTATTACCACATCAAACTCTTTGATGACTTTGTATTCTTTATTATTTAGCTCTATGTTGAAGCCAGACGACCTATCATAGTAAATAGCATCATCTTTTACTATACCTTCAACATTAGTACCGACAGCTACAACTGTAGCTTGTCGATACCTTATATCTTCTCTTTGTTGCTCACCTAGTATTAATCCACCTTCTGTTTTAACTTGGTTTTCTTTTACTGGTTCAATCACTATATACTTACCTATTGCTTTCATCTCTAACATTATTAATTACACAATCAGTTGATAATATAGTGGTTGCTACTGAAGCCGCATTAATTAACGCGCTTTTAGTAACTAATAAAGGATCTATAATTCCGGCTTTTACCATATCTACCGTATTTCCTGTAACCACGTCTAATCCTCTACCATCTTCATCTGGATCTACGTATTCTTGTATACCAGCATTGCGCAATATTGTTTCATAAGGTTTACGTATAGCACAATATAATACTTCTTCACCAATACTTTCTGGCTTTAAATTTTGAGAAGCATTTAATAAAGCAATACCGCCTCCAGAGACAATACCGTCTTTTATTGCGGCTTTAGTGGCGCAGATAGCATCTTCTACTCTATCTCTTTTTTCTTTTAATTCAATATCAGAATTAGCGCCTATTTTAACTGTAGCAACTTTAGCTTTTAATCTAGCTAATCTTTTTTCTATTTGAATTACTTTATTTGGGTTGTTTTCTTTTTTAAGATCTTGTTGTAGTTTATTTGTAACTTCTTCAATACTTTCGTTTGTTTCAACTTTTATTATTGTTTCGTTTTTATCTGTTACACTACTTAAACACCTTCCTAAGTAATCAGGTTGTATGATATTCATATCGTCACCTAAATCTTCGTTGATTAATTTAGCACCTGTTAACAAGCATAAGTCACTAAGTGTTTCTGCTTTACTAACACCATATGTAGGTGCGTTGATAATATTTATCTTTATATTACCTTTCATCTTATTCATTGCTAAAGCATTCATAACTTGCTTATCAACGTCAGCAATGATTAATAAGCTCTCGTTGTTTTTAATTACATATTCTAATACCGGTTGTATTTTCCTAATGTTTTCTACGTGAGATTCTACTATTAGTACTAACGGGTTATTAAGTTCTGCAATACCTCTGTTTTTATCAGTAATAAAATTATTACTAATTAAACCTTTTTCATATTGAACACCGTCAATGAGCTCTACTGTTGTTTCTGGTTGGTTGTTTATTTCCATAATAACAACACCTGTTTCGTCAACCATATCAAAAGCTTTACCTATAGTACTACCTAGCTCAATGTCGTTGTTAGCTGATATTGTTGCCACTTGTGTAATTTTTTTACCACTTACAGTTTTAGAGTTTTTTGTTATGTACTCTATTGTTTTAACAACACCTTTATTAATACCTTCTTTCATGGCTCTTACATCGTCTAATAAACTATGTGACTCAGCTTCTTTTAATATAGCATGAGCTAGTATAGTAGCTGTTGTAGTCCCATCACCCGCTTCTTTTACTGTACGTTGAGCAGCTTGCTTTATAAGTGTAGCACCTATATTTTCTAGCGGATCTCTTAGTGTTATACTGTTTGCTACGGTAACACCATCTTTTGTTATTTGTGGAGAGCCTGTGTTGTCTTCTATTATAACACACTTACCACTTGCGCCTAGTGTTGAGCCTACTGCATTTGTTAGTTTCTCAACACCAGTTAACACTTGACTTTTAGCTGTTTCACCAAAAGCCAAGTCTTTAACTAGCTTTATTTCTTCCATTATATTTAATTAAATTATATTTATATGAATACTTACTCGAAGGTTTTAACTACTTTCGGTCCTTTGGTAAACTCTAGCTTTTTAGTGTAGTGCTCAATAGAACTGTCTATTGCAGCTTCTGCGCCTGCTATTGTTTCTCTCCTGGTAACATCGATCCAATCATCTGAATCTAACTGCTTGTATTCGGTTTGTAAAAACCCATTAGGTAGTTGAACTATTCTCCAGTTTTTCTTCTGAACAATATGTTTCCATAACTTAATGGTTTCTTCGTTTGGTTGTGGTGCACTAGACCACGTATTAGTGCGGGTATATAAAAACGTCATTGTATTTGGTTTAAGTTAAACGTTGGTTATTATATACTATCACTTGATAGTTCGGTTATTTAATATTTTTTCTTTTTAAAAGCTTTAGTTTCTTCTATATTACCTGGATAATACTTGTTTGTTATTAAAGAATATTTAGGTAGATCATAAGTTTCTCCAAATTGAGTCCAGTTACCATTGTCTAAATCTTTAGCGGTGTAATAAGTTATGTCCATTATAAAGAAATTACCTAGCTCGTTTTCAGGTCTATATATACCATTTACATAGCTTGTAATCTCTCTTGGATGTAGTTGACAACATGGACATCTTTTTATTTCATTTACATAAATACCTACGTCTAAGTCTGAATCAACTTTAAAATCACCACTTACTCTACTGCCGTAAACTACTATATCTAAATACTCTTTATCACCTACTATTTCTATTATTCTATTTAGAAGTTTAGCTTTGTCTTGATTATCCCAGTGTTGTATTAATTTCATGCTATAACTGCTTAAACTCTACGTCTATCATGCTATAGTCTACCATGTCATAACCACCTTTATCTACACTAACAGCTCTCCATGGAACTTCGTCTGACATAACGCCTTGAAATTTACCTGTGCCATAATTATTAGCGTATTTGACTTTATATTGAAACTCGTATATGTTAATTCCACTTGGTGATTGACCTATAAGCTTGATGTTTTTCTTTAATCTTCTATCACTACTAGTAACTGATGTAACAACACCATCTTTTATTACAAATGTTAAAGAAGCAGAGTTGTTACCATTTCTAACTGTAAAGGTAGATGTTATACCTGCTGAATTATCAGAAGATTTATACTTAGCTCTTATTGATCCTGTACCAACACTAGTGCCATCGTCTACAGTTACAGACGATCCATCTATTACTATTTGAGGAGAAGAATCATTTGCTGGTCCTCTTAGTTTTAAAGAGCCACCTGTTCCGCCTCCTACAAAAGTAGTTTGACCATCTGATATTAAACAATATTCTGACCCTGTCATGCCTTGTGTTCCTAAAAAGCCATAATTAGAACTACCGGCCCAAATTCCTATTTCCATACCACCATCACTACCAGGAAACACTGTATTACTACTAAATGTTTTAATACCTGCTACTGTTTGGTTGGTTGTTGTAAGCACTGCTCCACTAAGTGAATCTATATATCCAGCACCATTTGTTAATTGATTGTTGTTAGTAGGTATCGTAGCGCTACTAAAAGCATTAGTACCTAGATCTTTTTTTTTAATTATTCCAGACTCTTCAAACAGAGCACTTACTGTTTCTTGATTTGCTGCTGCAATACTAGATAGGGTTAGTGTGCTAGAAAAAGTACTAGCACCACTAACTGTTAATCCGTCTATAAATGTTACTGCCATTTAATTTAATTTTATTTTATTTTTTGTTAATCTATAACAGTTATTAAAGCTGTTATGTCTCCAGCTGATAAACTTGTTGCCGTAGTAACTGTTACTACATTAACAGAAGTTCTAACAACTTTAGCAAATACTGTTTCAAAAGTACTACTGTCATATAATTGTACTATAACTTTTTGACTATTTAAATTGTGTGTAAACGCGTGTGAGGTACCGCTGCCACTATTTGTTCCATCAAACTCTCTTGCTGTTATTCTAGCATCTACTTCTGTATCAAAATCCGTAACAGCTGTATGTGGTATTGCTATTGTTTGATTAACAGCGGAAGTTACTTGACCTTTAGCATTTATCGCAATCTTTGACACTGCAGTAGCAGATCCATAAGTAGCTGCTGTTACTCCTGAATCTTTAAGTGTAACTTCACCTGCAGCACTAACATCAAAGCTAGCAACTGTAAAACTTGCAATACCAGGTGTTATGTTTGTAGCTAAACCTATGTTGTTTTGAACAGTTACCCAATTTGCTAGTGTAGTTGGATTATCTTGTTGTGCTATTAAGAAATCACCTACTTCAACAGTTTCAGTAAAGAAAGAACCAGCTGCTGTTACAACATATGCCCAACCTTTCTTAATACTTGCTGATGGAGATGAATCAAGATCTGGCGTGTTAGTAGCGGCATTGTAGCCTCCTTGAAATACTAAGTTACCAACTATATTTGTATCAACATAGTTTTTAGTAGCGGCATCTTGAGCAGCTGTTGGATCTAATAAGCTAGTTATTTTCTTACTATTAAAATTTACGTTGCCAGTTGGAGCACCCCATACACTTAAAGGTACGTTCTCCATTGTTATTAACCCTTGATTTGATCCATCATTAAGAAAAACAATTTTATCTTCTGCCGCAGAAGCTAAACCAACATCACTTAATTCTTCTAAGTCTAAAGTAAAAGTTGCAGTATCAGTTGCTGAAGTAGCTGTGTCTATACCAACGCCACCTGTTAAAGTTAATGTATTACCATCTGATATTGTTTGGTTTGAACCACTATCACCTGCAACTGTAAAAGAACTCATTGATCCAGATCCTGTAGCTGCAATGGTTACTTGACCAGAGCCGTTGTTAGTAGTTGTAATACCTGTACCTGCTGCTAAAGTTATAGTACCTGAGTTTGCTATAGTAGAATTACTACCTGATGTCGATGCTAATGTTATGCCATCATAAGGTCTTGCATTTGCAATAGTTATAGTTCCAGATCCATTGTTAGTAGTTGTAATACCCGTGCCTTCAGCAAAAGTCATTGTACCACCTGCTGTAACAACACTTGGAGATCCACTACTTGCTGCAAACTCATATTCAATACTTGCGGGGTTAAAAGTAGTCCACGGTACATTAACAACAGCTTGATTGCTTGAGTTAAGTTGTATACCATATGTTCTACCTGAAGTAGTTGAAACTAAATTAGCTGCAACTGATTGATCTGTATCAGAAAAAAGTTTTACTGATCCTAAAGTAGTTGAAGTAGCTGCTTCTACTGTAGTATCTGCTGTTAAGTTTACCCAAGTTGATCCACTGTAATACTTCATCGTATTACTCGTAGTATTAAATATTACATCTCCCGCGTTTGCACTTCCAGGGTCTGAAGCTAAATTTTCTAATCTAGCGTTTAATAACTGATTGTCGTTTAAATCTAAGTTATCTAAAAATTTTACTGCCATTTTTTTAGTTTAAGTATGCTTCCCCTGAAAAAGGAGCACTGAATGTTATTACTAATGAATTAGTATTTGTATAGGTTACATCACCTATTACAATTTGTTTACTTGTATCTACTACAGTTACTGATGGAAACTTGTTTAAATTATGTGTTATGTTCCACGTAGCTGAAGGTACGCCTTGTGTAAATACAAAGTTAGCATCATCATTTAACGATGCTATTGAAATCTCGTTAGCGGATAATGAAGTTAAACTTATACCAGTACTTGCTTTTAAACGTACTGAAGAAACTGTTGCATCGCTGTCTGTTAGTTTTATATCCGCATAGTTTGACGGCGAGGCTACAACTTCCGATGTTAATGTATAAGTAGTGTTTACTAAAGTTTTAAGATCAGTTAGCTTAACTTGTTTTGTACGCTTACCGTCTCCCATGTCGGAGATGATCATTCGATCTTCCCCGACGGGAGTAGTTTTTAATGGGTAAGAATATATAACAGCCACAAAATGATCTTATTTCTTGTGACCCATTTTAGGTCCTTTCATATGCTTTGATAAGATCATGCCAGGTCCTGACATTCCAGGTCTTCCACTTTGTCTTGTGTAGTTACTCATGTTTCTTCCTGAAGCTTGGTTACCATATTGAATTCTCATCATTGATGGTCCGCCTTTCATACCTGCTCTCATCATAGGCATAGACTTTTTAGCCATAGCATTTCCATCAGACATAGATCCTAAGTTAGCTCCTTTGCCTCTCTCTTCTTTCTTAGCTTCTCTCATAGCTTGCTCATCTTCCATACCAGGTCCGAATTTTTTGTATGCTGCTTTAGCGTCACTCTTAATAGGATCTACTATGTTATCTTTAACAAAGTTCTCTCCAAAAGTTTTGTTCTTAGCATCTACTACTGATTTAGCAGCAGATTTTACTTTTTTCTTACCTGCTTTATATAAAGTACTAGCTTCATCTGCAAAAGATTTTGCTCCATATTCAAAACCTGCTTTTACATTTTTAGCAGCTTGCTTCATATCTTTCATCATAGCTGGTTGCTTGCCCATTTCTGGTTGACCACTAGCTGCAGATACTACTGCTTTAGCTCTTTTCTTTACTTCTTTAGCTACACCTTTAGCTTTACCACCAGCTTTCTTAGCGGCTTTACCTACTGCTTTAGCAGCTTTAACCCCTGGATTTGCTTTAATAGCTTTAGTCGCCGCTTTACCTACTTTTTTAGCTCCAGCTTTAGCTTTAGCTTTTACTTTCTTTCCAATCTCTTGTCTTTTAGCTTTATTTGCTGCTGCTTTCTTTCTTAATTCTCCAGCTCTTGCTGTATTTTTAGACGCTTTATCTTTTTTTACTCCTGCTTTAGCTCTTTTTACTGCAGCTTTAGCTCCTTTTCCTTTAGCTTCTAATTTATCAGCTCTTTTTTCTTTTCTGTCAGCACGCTTTTCTTGTCGTGCAGCTCTTTTATCTTTAGCTTTAGCTCTTCCTTTTTTAGAAAGACGCTTACCTGCGACTGCTGCCGCTACTACTGGTAATGCCATAATTGTTTTTTTAAGTTTTTTGTTTTGTGTTATAGTTATAATTCTTCACCTTACGGTATAATATAGTTATTTACATGTATTTATTATAATTTACCCTGGCTAATAGTGACACTTGCCTGTTATTAGTACTTATTATAAGGCTAATGTCACTACTTTTTTTTATTATTAGAAGTATAGAACTATAGGGCTGCCCCACCACAATATAATTTTGTGTAAAATAGAAAATGAAATATTTTATTGCGGGTCCCCCATGTTTTTCAGAATATTATTATAATACTTTGATTGATCGCGATATATTATTGTGTCGATGCGTTTAGTAAATAAACATACATAGAAAATACGATACACAATGGATAACTAAATGTAAATAAATAATAATTAAACTATGAATAAAATAAAAATAAATATCGAGCTACTAATATTAAAAATATCTTTAATAGCTTTTGTATCAACAGTTATATATATGATAACTAACTTTGGAATAATTAACTACATTTCCTTTAATGGAATTTAATATAGTAAATTATTAAGATAATGTGTGTTGTACTTCTAAACTAAAATAAACAGTCAAACAAACATACACTCTTTGCAAACTAAAAACGAACTAACTTGGATAACTAAATAAATAAAATAAATATAAACTAAATAAAAATATAAAACTATGAAAACTAATAACTTAACTACTAAAAGATTTGTAATAAGAAAATCTTTACTCGGAAATAATACAGTAATAACTTTTACTAACAATAAAAATGTCACGTTCACTTACGATCACGACGAAATTTACTCAACATTTCAACAAAAATTTGAAGAAATGCCATGTTTCCAACAGTATAAATCTTATACAAATAGTAATACTGTTCCAAAATTCTGCAGAGAATTAAGTGAAATATCTTAAAAAACAAAAGTCTTAGTTGATAGTAATACTTTAGAGACTATAAATATAACGAACATATTACTCAGCACATAGCCGAAATGGTTGGAAGTGAGATTCGATTTCTCACTCGGTTACAAACTAACTACGAAAGTCGTAGGATAATAATATAAAACTAATTAAAATAAATAACTATGTATAATCCAAATAATCCTTCAAACTGGTCTTGGTCAAAAGCTTTTGACGAAATGGAAAAGACTGTAAATCAAGCTGAACTTACTCAGCAATGTATAAATCACGTTCTCAATTATCCCGGAGAAGCTAACGGTGTCTTCATGACATTAAGTAAATCTCAACAAGATGATGTTTATGAACTACTAAATGAAATATTATGACTCATAATCTAAATACGACTATTAACAAAGTAGCTTTGGAAATATTCAACAAGAATTATAATGAGTTAAATAAAACTCAAAAACAAACTTGTAATAAAGAAATGGTTGATAATAAAAAATGGTTAGCTCCTTTCTGGAAACAACCAGGTTATCAAAGTGAAACCGATAAACTATGTGAAGAACTAGGAATTTTTAACTATAAAACTAATAAATAATAAATATGATAGATAACTATGAATTTGAAATATACTATGGTGAAATGGAAGAACCACTATATTTAACTAACGACAAAAACTATATTTGCGATGAAATGAAAGATTTCATGGAAGAACTAGGAATAGTAATGGAAGAAGTAATATATAAAGTAGAACTAATTACAAACTAAATACGACGAGAGATGGATAATAACAATATGAAATATATAAACACAGATAACTTAACAGCAATCGATTACGGTGATGGTAGTATCAAACTCATGATCTACAACAAACATAAATCTCCTTATGGTTACTCACCTCGCGACTTAGTTGTCTCACTGTTTGGTGTTTCAATGAAAGAATTTACGTACAACTATGTACAACAAGAAGTAGACAAAGTGTATTCTACTTTCAACTATGATGAAATACACGAACTAATAACTAAAATAAATAACAATGACAAAAACTCTTAAAAAAATAGCTACATATCTAACAGAGTGGCACATGTTAAAAATATACGCTACCATTATGACTACATGTTTCTTATGTATATGGATACCAACTATGTTTGTAGCAATAAAAAATATAATAACACAAGTAATAATACCACTATTTAAATAATATGAAACTAACTAACGAAGAAAAAGACGAAATTACTTGGAGAGTAGTTGACTCACTATACGAAAAACTAGCTAACGAGCTAGAATATGAACTACAAGAACATGAAAACTTTCCAGAAACTAACGATGCTTACATGAATTTATTCAATGAAATGACTGTAAAGATAGTAAAGTATATGAGAAGTGAACTATTTCAACCAATGACTAATGAAGATTTAAAATAATAAAATGACAGAACAACAAGCAATTGAAGCAATCGCTAATGATATACAGGATGGTATCTACGGTTGGACACAGAAATGTGGAACAGAGTGGCAGAAGTGGACATACTCGCTAATGCAAGCAAGAAAAATATATGAAGGTGAACTAATAATAGATTTAGAAAATGGGAGTAATTAATAGAGCGCATGAGTGGGATGCTTTGAACAATATCACTAATAGTGAGTTTGAAGATTCTAAAACATTAAAAGCAGTAATGTTCTTAATGATACGAGAAAATGTAAGAAAAATACCTAACGATCAAGAATTAGGTAAACAAATAAGAAAAATAATATTAAACTTTGATAAAAATAATTAAAATATTAATTAAATGGATAGTATGTTTCACTATAGCTTACTATACTAACGCACCATTTCTGGCGTGTATGATAACTAACTTTAAATATAAACTAAAATATGAAAACAATTAAATTTTACCCAAGTGACAGGTCACTTATTAAACTAGATGGAAAAATGTATAGAGGATATACAATTAGTAATATACCAGATGACATTCAAGGCTGGTTTAACTACAAAGGATTAACTTTTGTTACAAATTAAATACGAACACTATTGGATAATATATACATGAATACAACAACAATACAAACAAAAGCATGTAAATGTGGCGAAAAGCTACATCCAGTAAGAATTAAGTACGGTTATAGTACATGTGTACCATGTTCTACCGTCGAGCGTTATGGTTGCGCTCCAGTTATCAACCATAAAACTGGCAATAGTATACAAATACTTAGTCGTGAAGATGCTATTAAAATAGCAAAACTAACTAGACGAAAAGGTTATGGTACTATGCTAAGATAACACGAAATAGCAAAGGCATCGCGCCGCGGCGTAGCTCATACTCACAAGGTATGGGCTTTTCGTGGTAGATGAATAAAATAACAAAACAACTCGAAAACTTGTATTCTTGGACAAAATTCTATCAAGATCGAGGTAATAAAGAACAAATAAGAAAGTGTCAAACTGAAATCGCACAGTTAAAACAAGCGTATAATAAATTAAAATCTAAAAAATGAAAGATACTAACGCTATCGAACAAGCATTAAAAGACAAATGCAAAAAAGAAATAGAAGGAGTAGTTAACGTATTTATGAATGAACTTGAAGTAAAAATCAGAGGTGAATATAATGGAGCTAATTATTATGACATCCAAGAACCACTTGGTAAAAGATCATTTCATGTAATGGGTACTGAACAACTAAAAAATGTATTGTTAAAAATGATACAAGGTGCTCATCTTGAATCTATGGTTGCAGTTAAATCAAAAGAATTAATTAAAAAACTTGAATTAGTATGAAAAATAGAACACTAAATGAAATTAGACAATCAAAAGAATATCAGATTGCTAAAGAAACAGTAGGTAAATACGAAGATTGTACAGGTGACGTTAAAACTGGTCACGCTGCTGTAGCTTTAAAAGAATTAAAAGGTGAAAACTTTTATAAAAATCCTTTTTCTCATGCAGATGTAGACAAAACTGTTGAAACAATAGTAGAAAAGCTAGATGGTCACATGTATGACTTAATATTTCAAGCAGTTTGTGATGAAATGAATAATCACTATGTGTTTGACTCAACAGAATACTTAACTCAAGCAGGTTTAGAACTATTTGAAGACGAATGGTTCGAGTTTTATCATGAAAATCATGGTAAAATAATTCATAAACTACTACAAAACTTAAAATAATACAAACTAAATACGAACACTAAAGGATAATATAATATGTTATACGATAAATTAAAACCACATATCAAAGCCAAGTTGAAAGAAAATGCTGAAGAGTATAAGTCTGTAAACTGGCTATTTGATAAACTAAAACAAAAAGACAATTATTCTGAATTAACTATTGACGACATAAGATCTCTCTGTACATTTGGCGATGTATGGTATCATGATCTCACTCAGTCACAGATTATATGGGGTGAATGGCTAATAAATAAATAAATATGAACGAAGAAAAACTAGCAATAGATACACTAACAGCACTAGGCGCTAAAGACACATCAAGTCCATCTCAAACAAAAAGAGGTACAACTTGCTTTACATTACCTACAGGCACGTGTATATCTGAACACAAAACAGGTTATATTAGAAAAAATCTACTAAACAAAAATGGTAGTATTTATACCTGTTATCAACTAAATCCGCAATATAAATCTGCTCACAAAGTAGTATCAAGAGATGGTAAGCTATATGAATGGAATTATAATAAAAGAATGTTGATAAACAATAGAGCTGAAAGGCTAAAAAGACTTGTATTATATGCAATTAAAGATATAAATCAAGCAAATGGAAAATGATGAACGAGACTTAGCGTTAATACTATTTGCATTAGCGCTAATATTTTACACAACTATACTAACTATAAAATTAATTTAAATGGAATCAAAAGAACCAACAAACGAAAAAATAATAGAAGCTGTAAAAAGTTATTACGGCTTAAAAGTAGATGACAATGCATGGGATAATGCAGATGTTTACGCTTATGAAGAAACAACTGCAGATGGTTATTCTGTATGGGTAGTAACTCACGACATGAAAAGCATATGTGTATCTGAAGATGTATATTACTATGAAAGTGATGTACCATCAGCTATCATGGAAATGGTAACAAACTCTAATGGCTACTGTGTACTATACGCAGATCAATACTTTCTAGATGATATATACTTTGATGATATGTTACTAGAAGAATTTGCAGAAATAGCAGATAAGATATATGACGAAATTATGAATGATGATGAAGCAGATTATGGCTTTGACATGGCAGAAATACTATGGCTCAAAGAAGAATTTACTGAGTCAGAAGAAATTAATCAGACTGTTAGTTAGTTAATAGTAGTTTAGTTTACACGTTAGCTCGTGCTTTCCCTTTAACTCTCCTGTAAAACCTTTAGGAGTTGAGAGTTA